CCATCTCAATGCTCTCCGCTTTGGAATCCGGCACCCGCGACTGGACTCGTGAGCGGTTTGACGCCGCCGTGAAAGCCATCAACGAAACGCCCGCCTTCGTCGAAAAATGAACAATCTGGAAAAAGCCATCGCCGGTTTCCGGCTCGACCCCGTTGACGCCATGAACCGGCTCCAAGACGCGGGCGTCGTCTCCGACAACGCTGTCCATGCCTGTGACGTGGCCCCTGGCGACTGCGGTCGTGCGGTTGACTTCCTGATGAACGAAAAGCTAAAGGCATGACCTACCGACTCACCAACCGACAAAGCTGCCCGCCCAACGGGTTTATCGTCCGCATCAAGGGGCTTGTCCCAAAGGTTGAGCGGGTTTACTGGTCGTTTTACGAAGCCGTGAGCTTCTACCAAAAGTTTTCGCTGGCGAATCCGCAACTTGGTTTACCGACCGAATGGACGGACTGCGAAACCGTCGTGGACGAGCAGAACGCCCGCCGAGTGGCGCGGATACCCGGAGCGTCAAGCTACGTCGTGCAGGTGGACAGTCTGCCCAGCAATTTTGCGCAAGTCTCGACTGCGCCGAGCGTGAAGAAATGTTGCGGGATGCGTTAAGCCATGACTCCGCAAAATTTCAAAGTCGGGGTCGAGACACTCGTCGAGTGGTTCGGGGCCGGAATGAAACCCGTGGGCGCGGTCGAGGCCAACAGTCGCGCCGAAATCTGCGCGGCGTGTCCGCACAACCAAAACGTGAAATATTCGACCCGCTGGGGAATCTACGCGGAAACCATCAAAGCCGTTTTGGGCTGGGTGAGGGGTCAAAACCTTCGCACTGCTTTCGACTCAAAACTTGGCGTGTGCGATGCCTGTGACTGTCCTGTCCGCTTAAAGGTGTGGTGTCCCAAAGATGTCGCACTTGCGCACATGCCTGAATTATCCAAACAAAAACTCTGGGAAAAATGCTGGCTACGATGAACAAATTTCTACTGCTTGGCAGGTTCGGTGATTCGATTATTGCCCTGCCTGCTTTCAAGTACATCTTCGACCAAACCGGAGTGCGACCCATCGTCGTGACCTCGACACGCTTCGGATCCATCTACGAAGGCTGCTCCTACGTTGACGCCATCCAAATCCAAGACCAGACCGGCGCGGATTACGCCAAGGCGCAAAAATACTGCAAAGAAAAAGGCATCGAGGCCCGCGTGCTGCGCTGGTGGATGGCTGACGGTGGCGACTGGTCGGACATCCCCCTGCAAGCGGGCGACCCGACGCTCGTATTCGGCAAAAACAAATGGGCGGTCAATTTCCAAATGTGGCCGAACTATCAAACCTCAATCTGGGACAGAACCGGCGTTCCGATTGACTTGATGAACAAGCTGCCCCTTATTTTCGACCAACGCAACCGCGAGCGCGAGCAAGCCCTGATTGCGCGAGTCCTGAAAAAGAACAAGAAGAACCTGCCCGTCCTGCTCTACAACTTCAACGGTCATTCCAGCCCGTTCGCCGCGATGCCGGAGTGTCAGCACGTCATCAGCAAATGGCGCGACAAGTTTTTTATCGTGGACATCGGCGACATGGTAGCCGAACGAATCTACGACATGGTGGGGCTGTTTGAAGTGTCAAAATTGCTTGTGAGTATAGACACAAGTTCGCTGCATCTTTCGGCGGCAGTTCCCAATCTCAAAAAAATCTTCTACACCAAGGGCGACGGCTGGGGTAGCTCCATGCCATCAAGCGTTGGGCTGTACGCAAATTTTCCGTATCCAAAAGCCGTTAAAAAGCTGAACTCACTTAATGCGTTTATTTCATCCGCCTACAACACATGAACAACCAAAGATACATGATTGGCTGCGGTTGGTTTCACTCTTCGAAAACCCCGGAGGCTGAAAGAAAAAAACAGGCGAAAAGATGGATTGAAAACATTCGCCGGTTCGCCTCCCCAAAACCAGAGTGCATTTGCGTTGTCGGTCAGGGCGGTTGCCGTTTCCCCGAATCGGGGGTCGAGTCGGTAACTGTTTCGGGCGATTTGGGAAACCATAACGACCTGATAAAAGGCATAAAAAAGAACGAGTTCAACGGATGGTCTGGGGCTGTGTTGGCGTTAGCGATGCTGGCCTACAACAACGAATCCGATTTGATATTTCAAGAGCAGGACTGCCTTGCGTTTGGTAATTATGTTGACGAAATGTATCGCCAGATCGGAAGTCGCGGGATGATTTTTGGGCGTAGGCATCGCGGCGAGCCTAATCAGGCGTGCTCTCAATCATTGTTTTTGATTCGTCATTTTTATCTGAGAACTTTTGTCACAAAGTATTTTGGCAGTCACCCGCAAACCTCCAATGCGCACACTGGCGAGCCTAAATTTGAATGGCTTCGCCGGACCGACAGCGACATGGTTGGACGGTTCCGATTTGGCTACGACCGCGAAAGACCGTTCAACATCAAAGACCGGGTTTTCTACGTCCAGCAAACCAGCGAAGAAGATTTGAGAGTCTTGAAAGAGAGTGGCCTGATATGAAAAACGTGCAACTTTGCTGCGGCTCCAATCGAATCGAGGGTTGGGAAAATTATGACCAAGACATGGACGTAACCAAGCCGCTTAGGTTTGGAAACTCGTCCGTTGACACGTTGCTCATAGAGCATGGCGTCGAGCATTTCAACACGCACGAAATTCTAAGGCTGTTTCAAGAGTGTCATCGGGTTTTGAAGCCCGGAGGCAAGGTGAGAATTTGCGTCCCGTCCCTCGGAAAAATCAACGACCGAGAACATGCAAAAGACCTGATTCTTTCGCATGGTCATCAAATGGTTTTTTCGCCCGCATCGCTTCGTTATATGCTTTGGGCGGCTGGTTTTGAGCGGTCGAAAATCTGCCAGACTGGCAGAAGCCCGCTGGATAATCATTGGCGTTCAATCGGGATTGAAAAAGACGAGATTGAAACGATTCGCTGCGAGGCGCAAAAATAATTTATGAAAATGCTACACGTTTACAGTTTCCACACACCGAGTCTCGACTCGGACAAAAAACGCCTGCAAGTCGCCGCGTTCACTTGGAAATCGCAGGGCTGGAAAGAGTGTCCGATTATGGACTCCGAGCTTTCGCGCCTGTTTACCGAGCCGCCGCGCAAGACGCTGCCCTTCGTCCGCGACGTGATTGACAAGGGTGCCGAGGGTTTGCTTTACGAGGACATCATCGTTTTCACGAACTCCGACACCGCCGTCTCGACCGACTGCGCGAAGAAAATCAAGTCCCGGCTTAAAAAAGTCCCGGCCCTGTATTGTTTCCGCCGCGACTTCGACCCGTTCATGGAGCCGATTCCCGACACGGAAATCAGCAAAGGCTCGACCCTGGGCGGCTCCGACCTCTACGCTTTCACGGTGGAGTGGTGGAAAGCCAACCGGAAGAAGTTTCCGGTTATGATTCTTGCGCGGGAAGGGTGGAAAGACATTTTGCGCGTCATCATTGACGAAAGCGGCCAGTATCCCGACACCAAGCTGGAAAACGTCATCTACCACGCGAAGCACGAAGCGTATTGGGAGAAGCCGGAAATCCGCCACAGTCTCGCCGGTAACATTTTCAACTACGAACGCGCCCTTCCGTTTCTGGCCGAGCGCAAGATTGACCCGAAGCGGTTTGGTTTCAAATGAAACATTGCCAACGCGAGGAAATGGGGTAGTTTACCGTAAGCGTATGAAATTTTCAGATTCATCTGGGGTCGAGAGTTTGGTTTGGAATATGAAGCTCGCGGACTTCCCTCGCGGGGAGAATCGCTCGCTTGTGAATGACTTGATGAACGGCGCACCGCCGTACACCGACCAAGAAGTCCAGGACAATGCGCTCAACTGCAATGTCAACACACTCCACGGCCCTGAAGTTGTCCACGCCGCCCGCCGCCAGTTGACCCAAGCCCTCGTAGTACCCGACCCGCTTTTCACCGTCAGTTGCGACTTTGGCCCCGCCTGGAAGCGTCAGGAATACTCCCAAATCATCACAAAAGAAGCCAACCGCATCGTTCGCGGCAGTCGCTTCTTCATGGAAACCCAACGCTCCACGATTGCCCAGAACGTCCTCCACGGCATCGGCCCCTCCTCGTGGAAGGACGACTATCATTGGTGTCCCCGCGCCGATGGCATTGAGGACATCCTGATTCCGTCCGACACCCTTGTCTCGCTCGAAAACCTGACCTACTTCGCCAAGTACCGCTCCTACACCGTCCGCGAACTCTGGGGCATGACGCACGGCTCCAACGTGGACGCTGGCTGGAATGTTGACCTCGTTGAGTCCGCCTGCAAATGGGCCGACAACCAAGCCCAAGTCGCTTTGAGCAACAAGTGGCCGGAAATTTGGTCGCCGGAAAAAATGTCCGAACGGCTCAAGCAAGACTCCGGCCTGTATTCGTCCGATGCCGTCCCCACGATTGACGTGTACGACTTTTTCTACTGGGACGACTCCGAAGGCCGCGAAGGCTGGCGGCGCAAGATGGTGCTCGACGCATGGGGCTTTCCGGGTGTCGGCGGGGTGCTCACGCAGGACATCAAAGACATGGTGCCAGACCGCAAGCGGTACGGCATGGAAAAATCCCAATTCCTCTACGACTCCGACAAGCGCGGCGACCCGGTTTACGCGCCATCGGTCGAGAACATCGTCCATTTCCAGTTTGCGGACTGCTCATCCGTCGCGCCCTTCCGCTACCATTCCGTCCGCTCGCTTGGCTACCTGCTTTATTCCGTCTGCCACCTCGAAAACCGGCTCAACTGCAAATTCAATGACGCCGTATTCGAGCACATGATGCAGTACTTCCGCGTCTCCAACATGGGTGACGCGCAACGCGCCTTGCAAATTGACCTCACGGACAAACGCCCGCTGCCCGATGGCGTCAACTTCGTGAAGCCGGAAGAACGCTGGCGGATTGACAAAAACCTCGTGCAAATGGCGATGGGCGTCCAAAACCGCATCATCCAGACCAACTCCGAGGCTTTCACCCACGCTTTCGACGACGAGCGCGGCGACAGCGAAACAGCGACCCGCACGATGTCGAAGCTCTCCAACTCTGCGGGCATGGTGTCCGCGATGGTGGGGCAGGCATATGTTTACAAGCAATACCAGTACAAAGAAATTTGCCGCCGCCTCTGCCTGACGACCAACGAATCGCAGGACACCGACGCGAACAAGTTCCGGGCCGCGTGTCTCCGGCAGGGTGTCCCCCTCGGTGCCTTGGATTCCGCCCGGTGGGACATTGAGCCGAACCGCATCATTGCCGGGGGTAACAAAATGCTCCAAGTCGCCATGATGGACAAAATCATGGCGCAGTATTTCCCGCGCCTCGACCCCTCCGCGCAGAAAGAAGTCCTCCGCATGGGCCTGTCCATCACCACCGACGACTACGCCTTGGCGAACCGCCTTGTCCCCGAGCAGCCGAAAGTCTCCGGCTCGAAACACGACGCCCAGCTTGCCGCCTCGGTGATGGTCGCCGGTCTGCCGATGGACTTCAAGGAAGGCGTCAACCACGATGAATACGCCGCCGAATTGTTGAAGGCATTGACCGTGAACGTCCAGCAAATCCAAGCCCGTGGTCGCCCGGTTGACCAGCAAGAACTCATCGGCATCCAAAACCTCGCCGGTCAGACGATTGACGGCCAGCCCGTCCCCGGCGGCAACGGTGTCACGCCCCACATCGCCGCCTTGGCACAGGAAACGACTTTCCATATCAAAGGTCACGCGGACGAGAAATCCACGAAGCAAAAGGTCAAACAGTTGTCCGACGCCTTGCATCAGGTTATGAACAAGGTCAAGCAGATGGTGCAACAGGCTGCGGAGATGCAGAAAAAGCAGCAGTCGCAACAGGGCCAACAACTCGACCCGAAAGACCAAGCCAAGATTCAGGCTATCATTATGACCGCGCAGGCGAAGCAACAACTCGCCGCGCAGTCTCACGCCGAACGCACCGCGCAGAAGCAGATTGCCTTCGAGCAGCAGCAAAAGCAGAAGCAGGAAAAACACGCGCAAGAAGTGATTCACGGCGTCCATCGTCACGAGGTCGAACAAGTCAACAGCCGCCTTCGGGCCTTAAACGGTGAATAAGCCAACATCAGAAGTCACGGCATTAATTTCAGACCACGGCTTGTTCCTCCCGTGGGGCCAACGCCTTGCCCGCGAGTTCAAGAAGGTTTACTACCACACGCCGGTAGAAAAAGCCTTTCCGCGCCTTGCCGACTCCATCATTGGCGACGGATTCGCGGACATCGTTCGCTGCGACGACCCGTTTGACGTGATGGACGAGGCTGACCTCTGGGTCTTTCCCGACATCGGTTTCTCCGGCCTGCAACTCCATCTGGAAAAGCTTGGCAAACCCGTTTGGGGTTCACGGAGCGCGGACAGCCTCGAAATTCACCGCGAGAAATTCTTGGACATGCTCAAAACCGTTGGCCTATCCGTTCCGCCGCACACGCGAGTTCGGGGCGTCGGCGCGATGGGGGAATTTTTGAAGGACAAAGAGGACAAATGGATTAAAATGTCCAAATATCGCGGCGACTTTGAAACCTTCCATTGGCGCAACGCGAAACAAGATTCCGGCTGGCTCGACTTTCTCCGCGTGAAATTCGGCCCGCTGGCGGACGCGATACCTTTTGTCATCGCGGACACAATCGAAACGGAAATCGAAGATGGGTATGATGGCTACAATGTGGATGGACTTTTCCCGAAACTTGCGGTTCACGGCATTGAGTGCAAAGACCGTGGCTACCTCTGCGCCGTTCAGGAATACGATTCACTGCCTGAGCAAGTTCGCAAGGTCAATGAAGCCGTTGCCCCGATTCTGCGTGAGCGTCGTTACCGAAACAAGTTTTCCACCGAGATACGGATTACCGAGGACGACTTTTTTTACATTGATTGCACTCATCGCAATGGGTCGCCACCGTCGCAGTGTGAGGCAGAGCTTTTCTCGAATTGGGGCGACATTATTTGGCACGGCGCGCACGGCGAACTCGTCGAGCCAATCCCCGTGTTCAAATACGCCGTCCAAACCGTCCTAAATTTGAAGCGCGAGGCGACGACGTGGGCCAGTGTCCCGTTTCCCGACGAACTTCGCCAATGGGTTAAGTGCGGCAACTGCTGCGAATACGACGGTCAACTCGTATTCCCGCCCCAAGACGAACCCGACCCCATGATAGGCTGGCTGGTGGCCGGTGGTGACACCTTGGATGAGGCGATTGAAACCCTCAAAGAGCGCGTCGAGGAGCTTCCCGACGGCGTTTCGACCGACATCAATTCTCTGGTTGAACTCGTTGGCGAAATGAACGAGGCCGCAAAACTCGACATCCATTACGGCGAGGGCGAAATCCCCGACGGAAAAGCCATCGTCGAGGCTTGACAAAATCAGTGGAAAGGTTAAGGTCTAAGAAATGAGCGACCCAGTTTACAACCCCGGCATACGATACCCAGAAGGGATGAACCCCTTCAAGGCTGGCTCGCTGCTATTCAAGCTCGCCAACCAAAAAGCCGACGAGGCTTCCGGCGGCCGGAAGAAAAAGGGGCCAAACTCCATCTCCAAAAAGATGACGCAAAAAATCGTCGGCAAGTCAGCGGCAGTTTCCCGTGGAGGTAAAAAGTGACCTACCGCGAAAAGTTCCGCGCCTCGGATATTTCCAAGGGCTTCCAAAACGTCATTGATTCCGTGCAATTTCAGGCGGCTAAAGATGCGGCGATGTTGCATTTTATGAGCCTTCTCCAAAAGCCTTCATCCATCGAGGATGCAGCCGCTAACGATTACCGTCGCCAAGGAGCGCAAGCCTTTCTCGACACTCTCGAAAATCTAAAAACCGACAATGAAAAACCAACTCAACTTACAAGTGGAAACCTCCGACGGGTCTGAAAAGCCGATCTTGGAGCCTCCGGTTCAATGCCGAATTTGTTTTGCGCAAATCTCGCCCTACCCCGGCTACCTGTACCAGCTTTACAACCAAGCCGGAAGCGCGGCCCTGTTCATACAGCTTTGCAACCACGGCGTTGACGTGTCCGGCAAAAAGGCGTTCTCGCCCGTCCCGGTCTGCATCCCCTGTGTGGCGCGAATCCTGAATGATGCCGCCAAGCAAATTGAGGCCGCGCAACAACCCAAGCCGGAAGCCCCGGCTGCGCCCGCCCCGGCCCCGGAAATCGAACCTCTGCCGCCGCAAAATAACTGACTATGCGAATCCTCCTTACCCCCGACGCCACGGCCACCGCCGCGCCTGCCGCCCCGGCTGCGCCGATTGAACTCCCCGGCGGTCAGCGTTCAACCCCGAACCTCAACGACGCTTTCGCCAACCTCGATAAAATGATGGGGGAAGCCCCGCCCGACAAGTCGCACGGCGAGAGCGACACCGAGCCGTCCAAGCCGGTTGCACCGACCGAAAAGCCGGAAGGTGACGAACCCGCCGAAAAGCCCGCAGAGAAGCCGGTCGAAAAACCGGCTGAAAAGGCCAAGCCGGAGAAGGCGGCAACCCTGCGCCAAGCCTACGAGGCGAGCAAGGCCAAGCTGGCGGAATACGAGAAAAAACTCGCGGAACTCGAAAAGGCCAAACCGACCAGCCTGACCCCGGAGGAGAAAAAAGACTACGAGGACAAAGTAGCCGCCGCCGAAAAACGCCGCAACGAACTTGAGGAGCACATTAAGTTCGTTGACTACACCAAGTCTGAGGAGTACAAAAAACAGTACGAGCAACCGTTTTTCGACACCTACAAGGAGTCCCGCGAGACTGTCGCGCTGTTAAAAGTCACCGACCCGACGACCGGCGAAATCCGGCAGGCTAAACCGGAGGACTTTGACGCCATCGTCGCCATCACGGACATCAACGAACGCGCTGACAAGATTGAGGAACTATTTGGCACCGGCATCAAGGCCCAGCAAGTCCTCGCCGCCTCGGAAAAGACGCTGGCCGCATGGAAGGCCAAGGAAAACGCTTTGGCGACCTACAAGACCAAGGCGGGCGAGATGGAAAAAGCCCGCATGGAGGCCAGGACAAAGGAATCCGGCGAAATTCTCAAAGCGTTCAAGGAAACCGCCGCCGAAGGGGTGACGAAATATCCCCACCTGTTCGCGCCAGCCGAAGGCGACGACAAGGGCAACGCCGCGCTGGAATCAGGCTTTGCACTCGCCAAACTCGCGTTCGGAACCATTGAAGCCACCGACGTCGCCAAGCTCCCCCAATGGATTCAGGAGCGCATGGTAAACGGCAAGCTGCCTCCGGTCGAGATGGCGAAACTCCACGCCGCGATTGTGAACAAGGCGGGCGCGTTTGACCGGCAAGTCCTCAAAACCCGGTCGCTCGAATCAAAAATTTCCGAACTTGAAAAACAACTCGCCGCGTTCAAAAGGTCAACCCCTGACAACGGCGGTAGCGGCTCCAAGCCGACTGCCCCGATGAGTAGCATGGCGTCCCTCGACGCCGCGATTGAACGGCTGGCTTCCGGTCGTCGTTAAGTCCGTTTCAAGGCGTAGCGGGTTCTATCCTGCTGCGCCTTTTTTTGGCCCTGCAAGTACCATTCCAAAAGCTGATTCGGCTTTGAGTCTTGGGAATCTTCATTGAGTCGGCGGATTTTAAATCCACGCTGGCGGCAACCTTCACAAGCAATCGCGGCAACGTCCATCAAGTCGGGGGAGCGGCCAATCCGTTCCTTCATGTCCTTTTTGGACTCGACTTCAAACTTTCCGTTTTCAACAACCATGTATTCGCGCAGGCAACCTTCGTCAATCGTTTCTTGGGTCATGCCTCGCATCTGCCCGCACTCGATAATGTACCGAACGGAAAACCAAAGCTCGGAAATCTTCTTTTTATAGTGCTCGTCGCATCGCTTCAATCGCGTTGTGCCGTTCTTGTCTGTTACAAACAGGTCGTGGCGAACCGGGCGAGCGGAAGGGCTTCCGCCTGACTCAACCGGAACTGGCGGATTTAGGCCGAACACTTTTGCGAACGAAAACCCTACCGTACCTTTTCCGAAAGCGTCATAGAATATATTCTCGCTCGGAATCCCAAGCTCAACGGTGTCCGCGTAAACAAACCTTGCAATCTGCTCCTCCGGCGACTCGGCCAAATTGACATTTATCGGAATAATTTTCGGCTCGTGCATCAAGATGGTTTGAACCCCCTCTGTGGAAACGCCAAATTCAACATGCAGGGCGGAACACCTATCACCGCCGCCATAAGCGGGGTCAATAGCGTAAACTTGGGTTCGTTCGCCGCCGTCCCAAATAACCTGCTCTGACGCACGGTTAGCCCGGCAAAGCTCGCGAGTAATTACCCGTTTGCCGTCGAAACCGGGTTTCATTACCCCAATACACTGCGAGTAATACTGAATTGAATCCTTGCCCCAAGTCTTTGCGACGGCTTCGATTTTGAGCCAAGAAATTAATTCAGGAAACTTCGGCGGCTGGTTTCTGTCGTAATCAAAATTTGGGGAATCGGAGCCGACTAGATTCACCACGCAAGCATTGTAAAACCGGCTGCGCCAAGTTGTTGTTTTCTTTGGCTCTGGAAAATTATCCCAACCGTCCAAAGGCTCGGCGGCTTTTCCTAATGGGTCTAGGGTGTCCGTCGGGTTTCCAGACATGACGCCTTTAAAGTCAGGCTTACCCATCCAGTTGGAATAGGCGTCGAGGAAAGTCGGTTTCATCGCTTGGCAATTGTGAACTGCCAGACCGTTTACGGAATAGCTGGGGTGGCCGGAGACGGACAAATTATAGACCTCACAACTCGCACAACTTCCGTCGGGTTTTGAAGCATCTCCTTGTTTGTAAATCTCAACACTGTCCACCCCGACGCTTTCAGAAAAGCATCCCTCGCCAAGTCTTTTGCTTTTTGCTTGGGCGTCCAGTGATGACTTCCATCCAATTCGACGCAAAGCATTTTGTCCAAAAATGCGAAGTCCAGCCTGTAAAGTTGAGGGTTTCCAAGTTTTGAACTCAGTCCAGTTGGAACGACGTAATTGTACTTCGCTTCTGGAAACAGGGACGAAAATACGTCCTCCGCTTTGGTCATTTTGTGACCGGCCCCACAACATCCGTAAGGCGGCTCCCCATTTGCCTTTTTTCTGGCCCAAACTTTTTTCGCCATCTCGCGGCACGTTATTTTGCGGCGTGCCATATCCGATTCGTTTTTCCTGATTCCCGCGCTGATTTTCTTCCCTATGGCTTGCAGGTCTTTCGACTGAATCATTTTCAGAACAATTTCCGGCTGCTTCATTTTCCAAGCCGCATTGCAGCTTTTGGAATGAAACTGAACCCTCTTTTCCGATGGATAAAAAATTATGCCGCACCCCTTGCACGGTTTTTCCCAAGATTTCTTTTGACACTTCGGACTGCAAAATTTCTTGTAGCCCGTATTCGCTAGACTCACCCCACATGATAGACATTGCTTCATGGGTTGACACTATCACGTCTTTGGAATGTATGTCAATAGCATTTGCCCATCCCGTTTTTGTAAGGATTGGGTGATTCGGCGTACAGACAATTTGCCGCCCGTCGCGTAGCTTGATTTTAACAAGCTCGCTCGACGTTCTTTTCATGGTTGCCGTAACTTTGCACTCGCCAAGGCAGTTCAATACCGAATCGCCAACTTTGAGTTTTTCGATGGCGACCGGGCCGGATGGCGTATCAACCAAAGTCCCGGCTGGAAAGCACTCATCCCCATAATGCCGCAACCGCCCGTCATGTTTGCCGGGTGAGTTTGGGGGCTTAATCCCGATGTAGCGACCGAGGCCGGAATTGTCGCCAGTCGCAACGCACGGCACGCAAATGATTCCCTTGTTAATCGTCCGCGCCCGCTGGCCGGATTCGTCAATTTCGTCTGGTGTGATACATTTCAGGTAGTCCACAACCACGCCGGGGAGGTCGTCCCTAAATTCCTTGGCGCGATTAAACAGGTCTTTCATCTTGCCCCAAATTCTCAATTCAAGGCCGCGAGAGTCCGTTGAGGACACGATTGAGAGCGTGTTATTCGGAAACGCAAAAAAGTCCACGAGCGCAAAACGCACCATGCTATACGTTTTGTTGCTATCGCCCGGCCCCATTAGAACCGTCACTTGGTTGTCGAGGATGCTTTTGAGTGTCAAATCCGACCATCGGTGGTGATGGTCGTCCGGCCACAAAATCATCTGCGCGGCCTTGTAGTGGTCAAACAAACTCGTGCCATTTTTGGCGCACCACGCGGCCCCTTTACGGATACAGTGAAATTCGATGTCTAAAGGCTCGTACTCGTTGGCCCAAGTCAGGCCATACTTGTGTATTGACATAATTCGATTAGAGCCTACCGTAAAAGCAAGACTTTGTAAAATTATGTCTCAATTTTCAACATGGCCGTGTACGGATAACGCCTGCTGCTCAACCCCCGGCAGTCCGGCAGCGCAACCCCCGTCTAATCCGCAGCTATCCTACAACAGCGCGACCCAGACGAATCCAACCACCGCGAACATCGTCCCGCCATATCTCAACCTCCCGGCCACCTGCTACGACATCCTCGGCATTGGCTCAACCTACACTTGGAATTACGTTTCCCAAAAATGGGTCTGACATGAAAAAACTCATCCTCATCCTCGTCCTCGCGCTTTTTATTCCCGCCCTGACCCGTGCGGCGAATCCGTCATTTTACGACCTCACGAACGTTATTTCCTCGTTTGGTTTTGGCACCAACTACCCGAAAGTCGTCGCCTCGACCAACATCCTTTTTAATGTCACCAACTACTACACGACCAACATCGTCGGCTCGGTGACAAATATCTCGACCAACTCGGTGATGTTCATTTCCTCCACCGCATCCGGCGGCGGGGGTTACTACCCGACCAATATTGTCGCCAACTCGCTTACGAACACGGCGGGCGGGAACTACTCGTACAATCCGACCAATGTCCCCAGCCTGACAAACAGCCAGATTTTCGGTGGCCCAGGACAACTCGACACGTTTATTTCGGAGGTCAGCCTCCAAAACCAAGGTTCGCTCGCGGGTGCCGACAGTGGCGGCAGCGGTGTCACCGCAAACAACACCCACCGCTACCTATTCCAAGCGTTCCCTTACGCCTCCTCCGGCCCGTCTTTGAACTACGCTATTTGGGGCTACCTTACAACCGGCTCGCAGCAACTATTCCTCGACCTCGGCGGTTACGCTGGCAATACCGGCGGCGCGTCTGACGTGTATATCGCTGGCGCAACCAATAGCTCCGGTACGGCAACTCGCTGGTGGCATTTTGACCAGTTTGGCAGCATGTCCCCCGCGCAGACAAACGGCTATCAGTCAATCGGTCTGGCGACTGACCGGGTGCCAACGGTGTACACGCTGACGAACAATGATTCCGTTTCAATCTCCACGAATCTCTCAACCGTTACCGCAACCGCGACAACCGTCGTGACGACCAATCTGAACACGCTTTCTATCACCAACGGCAACATGATTATTTGGAGCACGACGAACACCCTACCACCGGTTAATACGAACTATACCTACATTGCCACGGCGACCAACTCGCCGGGTTTTTTGTTCGTGAGCAGCAACGGCGTTTGGGTACGAAAATGATATGGCGATAGGGAAACCATTATATTCAATGCTTCGAGCCTTTCCGAAAGGGATAAACTCGAATACCGACCCGCTGCTTCTGTCGATTGACCAGCTTTCCTACGCAGTCAATGTTTCCGTTCGTGGCGATTTTGCGTTGCAGCGACCCTGTTTTAACAATGTGAGCATTTCTCCGATTGACGGGGACGGCTACACCGCCGCCAATGTTGCAGCCAATTTTCAAACGGGTATTTTTCAGGGATGCTGCTATTACCGGAAGGGGAGCGATGGCTATATTATGGCCGCGATTGGCGGAAATTTGTTTAAAATTTATCCGAATAACGATGCCGCCGACGGAAGCGGCAACAGTGCGACGGCCTCTGTTTCACAAATTGCCCCGCCGAGCGTTTTGCTGATTGGCAACTATTCCGCGACCGGGATATACACTTTAAATTTAGCCTCCGGGGTTGCTTACAAAATCACTTCCGGCGCAAATGATTCACAGTGGGCGGTGACAGCCTTCAACGCCGACGCGCCGGGTATTTACAATAATTTTCCGGCGGTCATACCGGCATCGGCCAGCGGTCAGGTGCTGTATCTGAAAGGGGCTGCCAACGCGGTTGTGACGGTTTCAATTGTTGAGACTACCGGAAATTCTCAAACTGAGCCGCAGAACTGGCTTTGGCAGGCGGAGCAGTTTGTGATATGGAACGATGGGGTTAATCTCCCCGTGTTTTGGGATGGGTCTAATTCTCGTCGCTCGCTTGGGCCTAATCCGATATACCTCGGCACCACGAACACAAATTTCGTTGCTCCGGCAGTGGGTCAGTTTGTAAGTACGAACTCCACCACCGGAAGCCCCACTCAAGTTTCATTGCTGGCGGCGTGGCCAACCGCATTTGGTCGCGGAACGGTTCTCGTCGGCTCGGCGCAGTACAACGTGGCGAGCTATACATCTGGCACTGCTGGCGGGCTGGCAACATTGGTTTTGTTGCAGTTGACCGGCAACAGCAGCGACACCATAGGTGACTCGGTAATTGCGCCCACCCCCGCGCTGAAAACCAGCACCCAATACTGTGGCGCGATTCTGTCGGCGGCGAATGTGAGCGTGGCGTCGGCGAACTGGACAGGAACCACTTGGCCACCGACTCCCAGCGGCGGAACTTCCGGCCTTACTCAAATCGCCATCAAAATCTTGCAGCCCGCCTCGGTGCAGGCCTCGACCATCACCCCCGACGAAACTTTCCTGACCGGATTTTTCCAATACTGCGGCGTGATTCAATCAGCCACGGCAAACGGGACGGCAACAACGGTCGTTCCGCCGCTGCCGGTTGCGGCATCCTACGCCTCCGGGGTTTCGCTTACAATCCCGCCGCACACCGCAACAAATGTACATGGGCAATACTACGGCTCGACATCTCTGGCCTATATTAACGTCGGAAGCCTGCTTTCTTGCGGCGGGGCGGTTCTCACCGTCACAAGCGTAACATTCACCGCGTACCAAGGCGTAACTGCGTGTGTTTGTAACGTCACATCGGCATCGGGAAGCTCCAACATCTATTGCGGCACTGTGACCATACCATCAACCGGAGGTGATTCGTCCGCCACATTTTCGGGAAACAACCAGCTTCTTTATTCTCCGTCGGTTGCCAACCAGATTGTGCTGACGCTTTCCGACACGTCTCCGGTAATTTCCGATGGAAATCAACTCGTCCTTTTAAATTCGTCAAACACGACGATTGCGACTTTGTCGGTGGTTGCGAGCGGGGTTGGTTCTGGCGGGGTAATCACCTGTCAAACCGTTTCCGGCGTTGGCGCGACCATCCCGACGAACTGCCTTGTTCAAAACAGCCAAGGCACCGGCAGCACAACCTACGGCACCGTAACCGCACAAACGCCTAACGTAAACGTATCCGACGGGATGGCCATAGTGCTGACCAGCGACGTTAGTTTGCCGGTCGGTAAAATAGTTCAATTTTTCTCAACTCCGACCGGCGGCGGGACTCAAAACATCATTGCCGTTGTCACCAGTTCCACCAACGGAACGTACGGGGCGCAGGCCAATCAATTCACCCTGACGCTTTCGCAGGCCAACAGCTTTGTGGCTGGTGATACGCTGCAAGTCGGCCAGAACGATTCGACGCACATCCCGGCACAGCTTTACGTCGTCAACGCAGTCAGCGCGTACGTCGTGAAGTGTTACATGCTAAACACGCCGACGGTTTCATCCATACCAATTACAACAAATCCGACGCTGAACAGCATCGTTCAAAAAACTTCGGGAACGGCGTCAACGGCATCGGTCGGGAATTATCCTCCGGCGTCGTATCAGGGCCAAACTTTCACCGCGATTCCGGTAAGCACCGCCACCAGCGCGACCGGCGGGACTCCGGTTCAAAACAACACGGCGGCGGTTGGCGACGTGATTCAGATTCAGGTTAAAAGCTCGGTTACAAGCCTGATTGCCACCGACCTGTTTTACGTTGTGTCCGTGTCGGGCGGCTCCGGTTCAACCGGAACATCCCCCTCTATCACTCTCCAAAACATCAACGACACCGCCGGGAACGACGTGGCGGCAGGAACTCCTATTTACGCATTGCCGGAGCTTCCGCAGGGTCGCATGGGCTGCTACGGAATGGGTCGTAACTGGATGGCGGTTACGGATGGGACGAACTGCAATTCATTTGTTGCCAGCGATATTGTCGGCTCATCCGGCGGGTCGGATGAATACGGTTTTTCGGACGCGGTTTTAAAAGTGTCTCAAAATTACGCCTTAGCCAACGGCACCACTTTCAAAATCAGCGGGGCGGGCGAGCAAATCCGGGCGATGCAATTCTGCGCCCAGCTATCCGTCTCGCTCGGTCAGGGGCCGTTGCAAATTTTCACCGATGACACCGTGTTTTCGTGTCAGGCACCATCCGACGCGACGACTTGGGCGACCCTTTCCAGCCCGATTGTGACGGACGGCCTGATTGGCTCCGGCGGCATCAGTCAGGACGCGGTGCTCCAATCGAACAGCGACTTGATTTTCCGCCTGTCCGACGGCGGCGTCCAGTCCATGCTTATGGCCACGCTGGATTTCAACCGCTGGGGCAACACTCCGATCAGCAACGAAATCAACCGGCTTATCCAAAACGATGACCCGACCCTGCTCCCCTATTGCAGCTTGGTGAATTATCAAAACCGGGCTTTGATGACCTGCAACCCAACCCAGCAGCCTCGCGGGGTGGTTCACGCATCCATTGCCTCGCTGAATTACGACCCAATCAGTTCAATGGCCGGTAAAACCCCCTCAGTCTGGGAAGGCCAGTGGTCGGGGCCAGCGGTCACCAATTTGGCCGACGGAACCGAATCCATCCAGAACCTTTCATGGCAGGGGTTGAACATTTTGAAGCTCATAACCGGTTGGTTCAACGGCTCCCGCAAATGCTTTGCCTTGTGCCTGTCACCGGGCGGACAAATTCAGATTTCTCAAATCCTGCCCGATAAATACGAGCGGAACGACAACACGAACATCCCGGTTTCATGGGCGATGACCTCGGCGTTTATTTTCAATGCGGAGCAGCACCATATTTACAAGCGATTGGATGATGGTGAAATTTATCTCAAAAACATCGGCTCCGGCGGGGTCGCTTACTGGGTTTTTTACAAGGCCGACCAAAACACCACATGGACTTTGTGGTACAACAGCACGATAGCCTACCAGCCGAACGATTCCGGTTTCCGCCCTCGTGTAGGATTGGGCCAGCCAGACGGCAACGCTTTTGACATAACCAACAATCAGCCGTTGCGAGAAGGGTACAATTTCCAGCTTTTGATTGTATTTACCGGGAAGTGTACTTTTTTGGGTGGAAGGTTTTCCGCCGTTGAAATTCCGCAACCTCAATTCGCCACTCCTCAATGAGCGCACGACGTTACATATTCCTTCCGGCTGGGGCAACCAATCCCGGCGCTATTTCCAGCGGCTCACGACCGATTCAGGTGTTTCTCGATTCGATTGACTCGCTGTTTTGGGACGGGGTTGCCGACGGCACCGGCAAAGTGAACGTCGGGCTTGGCGGAACGCCCGATGCGATTCAGATTGCGGTTACGGACGCCACTGATGCCACCGTCATGCTGGCGCAAATAAATTCCGCGATTGCCTCCACCGGAAACGGCGTCATCATAACCGGCGACCCTTCCGCGCCGACTGCCACTGCAAACCTGGAGGAGGCCGCAGGCGCGGGGCAAGTCGCATTGACGTGGACGAACACCGACACGCGCAATCAAGTCCAAGTTTGGCGTTCAACTACGACCGGCGCGGAAACGCTCTACCAAACCCTTGCGGTTGGCTCGGTGTCCTATACCGACATTAACGTCACCGTCGGCACCGAGTATTTTTACACGGTTTACACCGTCAACGCTCGCGGCTCGACCGAAAACACGACCGGAGAAGTGAGCGCGACACCGACCCAGACACCCCCGCCGGATACGCTGGTTGCCACTGCCACGGGTTACTACCAAATCAGCCTGACATGGAATCCAGTTGCGAGCGCGATGTCCTACAAAATCTATCGCGGCCCTGTGGGCGGGCCTTACGTTGCGGTGGGTGTTTCCAGCACGGCAAGCTACCTCGACCCCAGCGTTCCGGCGACGTTGACCGAATACGTCGTCACGGCGGTCATCAACAACTCGGAAAGCGTTTACTCTGCTCCGGCAGACGCCACCCCGACCGCCCTCGCGCAGCCTGCCTTGACCGTGGGCTCCGCGCCTTACGCCCTCAACCTGACTTGGCCTGCCGTGTCTGGTGCGACTTCGTACAACATCTATCGCGGCACGTCCTCCGGCGGCGAGACGCTCATCAATCAGGCTTTCACGAACAGCTACAACGATACCCCGTTGCCGTACACGCAAGGGTATTTCTATTACGTCACGGCGGTAGCCAACGGCATCGAAGGGCCGCAATCCGCCGAACAATCCGGCACGGCTACGACAGCGACATTTACCGGCGTTTCGCCCCAACCTGCCGCCGTGACTGGCGGTGTCTTGACCTTCACCGGCTCCGGCTTTGACCCCTCGCAGGCTGGAAACATGGTCTATGGAGTCGCAGAGCAGACGGCTTTGCCCGTAACCTATGTGGATTCCGGCACGATGCAACTTTACTATCCGGGCGGTCTGACTCCGGGTGACGTTCAATTTTTCTACCAAGTCGCCGGAAGCCTTTACGCCTTGCCGTTTCTGGTTGCTTTCGCGTGAAAAAGAACGATTATTGAAATATGCTGACGCTGGCCTATTTACAAAACTCGACCACGATTCCAAACGTGGCCGGGGTTGCCCCTACGTCGTCGCAGTTCATCGCCTACGTCAACGACGCCTGCCGCATCCTGCTTGACCTTGGCGGACAAAACGATTGGGGCTGGTGGGGTACGGTGCAAGCTATTGACGGCATGGCCTACGATAATTGTTTCGTCTGGCCCTCGAACGTGTCCGCCGTCCTCGGGATGCACGATTGCCGTGGTGGGATGCCTGTCCGCAACGGCTGGTTTGAATACACCGAGCCGCGTCACGAGCATTACGATTACGCGCAAAGCTGGTGGCATTGCAATGGGCGCGACTCCGTGATGGAGTTCAAGGGAACGACATGCCTGTTTTATTCCATCCAGTCCAACCCGACGCAAATAATGGTCGCGGGTAGCTCGGTGGATACCGGAACCCAAATCACGATTTACGGCAAAGACTACTCCGGCCAAGAAGTGACCTCGGCTCAAAACGGCGTGAACCAGCGCGGCGTCGTCCTGACTATCAATCCGACCGCAGACCAAATCAACGTCACGCCCGTGCCGATGTCCTCGGTGGAAGCGGTGAGCAAGCCGGTTACGAACGGCACCGTCCGGCTTTTCACCTACGCCAACAGCACCCCCGGAGCGTTGCTGGCACTCTACAATCCCGGCGACGTGAACCCAGCGTTCCTGTATTCCAAGCTCGCCCGGATGGACGGCAGCACGAACGCGAACAACCTCGGCAAAGTCCCGCGCAAGATTTCCGCTCTCGTCCGCCTTGCCTTTACGCCGGTTGCCAATCCCGCTGACATCATCATCATAGACAACCCTGATGCCATCAAGAGCATGATTCAAAGCCTCCGCGCCCGTGAAGGCGGCGACGAAGTTGCGGGCGACAAGTACGAAAAGACCGCCCTCCGCCGACTCATTGCGCAGGTGAACAGCCGCTTTCCGATTCAGCAATTCTCGGTTAAATACGCCCCGTCCGGGATGGCCGGAGCGCGTCGGGTAAACCTTGGAATGACTTGAATTATGGCAGACCTATCATATTTGGGCTACAATGTTTCCCCTGCCCCCACGGGCGGGCAGGGTGCCTATGGCGCAGTTCCGGGCCAGACCGCCGTGCCTCCGAGCACCTACCAGCAAGCCTCCTCGGTGTATTCCGGCCTGCCCGGATTGACCAGCGCGGCCGGGGATGTCATCGGCAGCGAACTCGCCGGGACAATCTCGCCCTCGACCCAGAGCAACATCTGGAACCAAGCCGCAGCGCGGGGTGTCAATCTTGGCCAGCCAAACAGCCCGATGTCCAACGAGATTGGCCTAAGCCTGACCGGAACGACCACCCAAGGCTTGCAGGCGACTGGCGAATCCAACTACCTCAACTTCCTTTCCGGCCTATCCAACACCCAGCTTTCGCCCTCCCTGCTCACGGACATCTCGCAGTCCAACGCGACCCTTGCCGCCGCGCCCGACCCGGCAGCCGCCGCCGCCGCGCAACAGGCGCAGTTTGATAAGTACTACAACCAATCACGCTCTCCCGCCGGTTACGGGGCTGGCCAAGGCTACAACACGAGTCCGAGTTATTCCGATTTCCCCGGAGCGCAACCCGCGTTCACCGCCGGGAACTACGAGCAGCTTGTGAGCGGCAACACTGGGGGCGGTTATTCCAGCCCGTACACCACATACAGTTCGGAAGGAAGTCAGCCCATTATTCCTTGGGATATGTCAGCATTTAATTGATTTATGCAAATTCCTCCTTGGCTTGACGTAACACCCGGTTCGTACACCGCCGCCGCAGAGTCAGGCGTGTCCGCCGGTCAACGCGCCCGTTCGCTCGACATGGAGGCGCAGGCCCATCAGCAGGCGTTACAAGAAGCGCAGGCCCAACGCGCCCAGATTCAGGCCGCGCAAGTCCAAGCCGTCCGCGAGCACGCCCAGCAGCAAGCTGCCGCCCGTGCCGCTGCCGCCGCGCAGGTTCAGCTTCAAAAGCAGCAAATCATGCGCGACATGCAGCAGCAGAATATCGCGCAGGCTTACAAGCAGATGCAGTTAAGCCAAAAGCAGCAAGAAATTGACCAGAAAGCCCAGCAAGCCGCCGCCGCGCTCGACCTCCGCGCCAAGGCGAATCAGGGCTTGCAAGATTATCGTGGGGCTAAAAACGAAATCGCGCAAAAGACTTTGGAGCTAAGGCAGTATCAGGCCCAAAACGGCGGCAAGTCGGACAGCAACACGCAGCGAATGATTGCGGACATCACGAATCTCCGCGCCAAAGACGTGCTGGCCGACGCTTCGATTGCCGACGCGGACAAGGTTACGGCCATCAATAAATTCCGCCAAGACCTCGCCGCCGCCGTGGGAGCCGCTACGCCTCCGCCTGCCGCCGGTATCCCGACACCCATGACTTCCCCTGCCGGTGCGCCTATGGGCCAGCCAGCCCCGGTTGTGAGCACTCCGGGCAACGCGCCGGGTGTCGCTGGCCCGGAGATTCCCGTTGGCACCGAAGTGCCCGGCAAAGGCATGTGGGCGGGTGGTAACTACCTTCCCGGCTCTGCGTCCACTAATAGCCCGGCGGCAGCTTTCAATGCGGCGAATCCCGCTCCGGCGGCACCGGCACCGACCGCGCCAGCCAAGAAATTCATCCCGCCTGCCGCCATCAAGCGTTTGCAGCAAGACCCCAGTTTGGCTGACTACTTCAACCAGAAATACGGAGACGGAGCCGCCGACCAGTACCTGCCCTAAGTGCGACTTGACAAAATCTGTAAAATCACCCATTGTCTGACGCATGGCCAAAAACCCTTTCGATGAGTTCGACCAAAGCGGCAACCCGTTTGACGAGTTTGACGCCCCCACCGGCACGGTAACAAGCGCGGCGATGCGGCCCGGCGGCGTGATGGTGAATCCCGTCGCGCAGCGCAAGCCGGTTCAAACCGACATCCCTGTCAGTAATCCTGCTCCGGTCAATTCTCAGTTTCCGACTCTGAAAACCTCACCGACCGAGGACATTTTTTTAAAGACTGGCCTGAAAGACCCCGGTATGCAGCCCGGAACGGATTTCATGGCATCTATTGCAAAAGACCCCGCTGGATTCGTTAAGTCCATTCCCGGCGCGGCTGCGACAATGCTTGGCGAGGTTGGTAAAATCCCCTATCAGGCTTGGAGCATGGCGGCAAATGCCGCTCTCGGACAGGGTGACGTTTCTGCCTCCGATGTTACAGACAAATACATTGCCGATTTGTCGAAGTCCAACCCTGTTTTGGGAGTCGCCGCAAAGCTGTCCAAGGGGACGGCGGAAATGGCCCCTATGCTTGGCATTGGTGCATTGCCGAAAGCGGCGCAAAGCCTCATAGCTCGTGGGTTTACGGCAGACATGATTTACCACGCTCCCGGCACGGCCAAGGCGTTGTATGATGAATACCAAAAACCTGCCAGCGAACGCGACCAAGACAAAATAACGAGCCTTTGGTCGGATGGCTTGCAACAAGTGGTTTTCGGTGGCCTTGGCGTGAAGCACGAGATTGGCAACGCAAAGCAGACTGCCGCCGCGCTCATTGGTAAATACGTCCCTCGCGGAGCCGGAGTCAACGCGACCCCGCCGCCTCCGGTCAGCGGCAAGGTTTTGAGCCTGCCCGCCGGAGCCAAGCCTACCGGCCTTTATCCCGCGCTCAAAGTTGGCGACCAAATCGTAACCGGCGGCGACTCGCACGACGAGGTTGCGAAAAACGCGCCCGACCCCGAAGCCGCGCAGGAGGCTTTAAAGGACGACGCGAACCACGTTTTTCAGGATGACTCTGGAAACATTCACAACCGCTCCCAAGCCGCCGTTAAATTTGATGAATCTCAGGGAAATCCGCCGGGAACCACAAAAGAGCTTCACTCAACCGACCTTGCCAAAGCTCAGAAAAAAGCAGACGATGAGCAACGTCGCCGTTTGGAAACCGAGCCGTCGAATGAACCACTTAGCGCAATGGCTGGAAAGCTGGGCATTTGGAACAAACAAGTCGGAACGATTCGGATTGATGAAGATGGTCGCCCAATTTTGGAAGTGCCGCAGTTGAAGGGTAGTAAAATTATAGAACTTCCGCACAACGCTGAAACCAAAGCGTCCGACGCCGGGTTTGAGCCGTTTAAGCGTCAGTTAAAAGACCGGCCTTCCGCGCCCGCCGCAATTCAGCAGCAACAAACTAATCCGGCGCAGCCTGTCGCCACACCGAAAGGATTAAGCCCGGAAGATTTGCCGGGGGCCATGCAGGAATTGGGTGACACTATTTCCGCATTGCGTGAACAAATTCGCAAGTCCGGCTTTCAACCCGACCCAACATCGCTAAAATTGATTGACGCCGTAAGCAAGACCGCATCAAAAAAAGACGCCGCGCTTTCCCAGCAATACGGCGCACTCGAATCTGTGCCTACGGTTAAGCGATTGCTGAATGGAATTATTGGACGGCTTGAGGCGGAGGGGAGGCATGATGAGACTGAACCGTTTTACGACCATCTTTCAAAAATCGAACAATTTGAAAACAAGTATTTAGAAGCTGTTACAGCCCCCGCAAAGACTCGCGGAAAAGCTAAAACAGCCGATATTGTTCCGCCCATTTCTCAACCCGAAGTTGAGGCTGCAAAAAACGAACCGGCGGGGCTACCGCGACCGAACGCTGACGTTCCTGCGTCAGTTGCTAACGTAGGCGAGGCGGCTCCGCCGGTTCAATCTGAATTAGACAAAATCAAGCCGCTGACCGTAACAGCTTACAAGGGTGCTCCGGTTCACGAATATCCAGCAGTTGGCGTTTTTGACACCGAGGACGAGGCGAGTCATGTAGTGGATACTTACCACCCCGACGATGACGCCATGATGGCCAAGCGCGGTGACAAGTATGTGGTTTTTGCGCCGAAGGGAGTGAAGCCAATCAGGACGGTCGAGCAGGCGATTGCTGATACGACGCCGGTTCAATCTGAAAACGAGCCTGAAAATATCAGGATTTTGACCGACAAAGACACCGAATTTGCCGAATCCCTTGCAAGCAAATACGGTCATCCGGTAAAGCCGTCAATCCCGTCGGTTGAGCCTTACGAGAGCTTGAGCCGCTTTGGAGATACCTTGGAGCGGTCTGCTGACAAATCCCAAGACGAGGCCGAATTGTCCAAGATTTTGGATGCAGCGAAGGGCTTGCCTGAATCACAAGAGTCTCGGATTGCTTGGTCGGTTTTAAACAACCCGCACACGAGCGCGGAGGTTTACGCTAAGGCAAAGACTAACGAATCCGTCCGCAAGGACACGTCGGACGAAAACATCAATCGCCTCGACGCTCGTCGCGCAGAACTCCGAAAGCAGCGCGGACTCGACCAGCCATCCCCCCCTCTAACTAAGGAGCCGGTATTAAAATCTCCCACCCCCGAACCCCCTATTTCCGAGGCTTCAAAACCGACGGCCACCCCTACGGCTGAATCGGTGCCTCAAAAGGGGGCGGGGGCGAAATTTAAGCGTCCAAGCCCCCCGCAGGTAGCGCAACCGATGATTTCCGGCGGAAGTCTGAAATTGCCAGACGGCACGCTTGGAAAAAGCGTTTTGATTCCCGGCTTCGAGGAGTATTACCTTGCTTTGGTAAAACCCTCTGGAAACAAAGCCAAAGGCACGAAACAGGGCTGGCGAGTTGTCGAGGCGACGACCGGAAAAGCCATCGCGCACCCCCTCGGAAAACTTCTTGAGGATTCTCAGCAATCTGCCATGGCTGAAACCGTCAGAGTGTTGAACCATTTCGGAAAGGCTAAAATTGACGAGCTTATCCAGAAGTATTCCGACCCTTCGCTCGTGCCGGAAAAACTCTCCACACCCGCCCGCGAAACAATTACGCCGTCCGAAGATACCCCGATTGGGCAAAACGCGGCTGGTGAGAAACTTTACCAGCGGAAAGACGGAAGTGTTTATCGAATTGAGGGAGGAAAGCCGAATTTTGGCGGCGACTTAGTCCAAGAAACCTCCTCCGAACCCACGCCTACTCCCAAGTTGCCCGAACCTGCGACTAAACCCGCAGTCGAGAAAGTTGAGACTCCGAAAGCGCAGGAGGCCCAACCCCCGAAATCCGGGGATGAGGGGAAGGGTGGCTACTCTTTTGGTGAAAGTGGTGTCAGGGTTGGCAAAGTTCAGGTGAGCCGAAAGGTTCGCCCCAACGGTGACGACATAACGAGCACGGCTTCCATTGACGCCCCGATTAATGTCACAGATAGCAAAAACTGGCCTAGCGTGAATCCTGACCATTTGCGCTACGAGGTTTTTGCTCGCGGTAATTTTGACAAGCGTCAAGCCCCAAAGAAAACCGAAAAGGTTTGGAGGGTCTATAACCCTAAAACCAAGGAAACGGTTGCGACCGGACTTTCGTTTAATGACGCGGTTGTTTTTGCGAAAACGGAAATGGTTCGCCGAAACTTCGAGAAGCCTGAACCCACCCAACCCATACCCCAAGGGCCGGGGGCGAAAGCCGAGCCTGAAATAAAAGGCATGGGTGGCGCGGTGCCTGGCGAGCCGCCACCAAACCAGAAATACCGGGTTTCTAGCCAAGGCCCACAGCTTCATACGCTCGTTGAAAAACTCCACGCAACTCCGGTCGAAATCGCCAATGGCGAGCAACCCGTTCGCGTCCGCAACGAAAAAACCGGCGCGGAGTTCACCACGCTCGAAAAGGATTTAACCCCGGTCAAAGAAGCAACCGAACCAAAGCCAAAAGTCGAAAAGGAAAGTCTGGACGACCAACTACGCTCCGTTGGGCTTGACCCTTCCGTGTTCCCGGACGCCAAAAGCAAACAGGCGGCTTTGAAGCGTCAAGAGGCTATCAAACCCCGCTTCGGCAAGGGCGGCCCCGGTGCGGCGGCAGGCGGCGAGCCGGGAACATATTCCGCGATTCAGCAGATGTCCGACAATCTCCGGGCAACAGCTGGCGCGGACAAGCCTTTGGACGAACAGGTTTCCGCCATCCAAAAGGCGAAGGACAAACTGGCGGACATCAAAGACTATTTCAAAAAGTCGGCTGCCACCGTTAAGGCGGTCGCCGACGCTTTATGGAACCGCTACCGTTCTGTGCCTGAATTTGGCGATGAAAAGCGGGCGGTTGGGAAGTGGTTTGCCGCCGTCCAGCAGGCTGACCACGAGGCTCGGCAATTCGCCAAACAGATTATCAAAGAAGTGCCGGACAAACTTCGGCGTGAGGCAATCACCAACTGGATTCAAGCCGATGGCGACACGGCTCTGCTCAAAGAGCGCGAATCCGCATCCGAGGGCAGCTTGAAGCGCGGTTATCAAATCGCCCAAAACCTGACTGACCGGGAGAAATACATCGCCCAATCAATCCGCGAATACTACGACCGCCAGCTCGAAAACGGAATTGAGGCCGGGCTTTTGAAAGATGGGTTGGAGCAATACATTACGCAAGTTTGGGAAAAAGAAAACCCGATAACCAAGAAGCTCCTTTCCGACCTTTCCTACGGAAAGCTGACGCCTAACTTTCGTTTTGCGAGGAAGCGCATTTTTGATTCCTACTTTGAGGGCGAGCAGGCGGGCTACACCCCGCAAAAGGACGCTGGATTTCTGGTTGCGAATTACGACCAGACGTTCAACCGTGCGCTGGCGGCTCGTGCCTTCATCAAAGACCTCCATGAAGCCAAGGCGTCAGACGGACGCCCGCTGGTAGAGTTGTCAGGCAGTGGCCGAAAGATTGAAGGTGACGCCGGGGGCGGTGGAACTCGCCTTATCCGCCCCCACGCCAAGCCGGAGGAATTGAAAGATTATCAACCCATCAATCATCCGGCGTTGCGCGGGTGGAAATTCGCCGGAACCGAGCCGGATGGAACGACAATTTTGCAAGAGGGTGACATGCTCGTTCACCCGGAGGCTTACAATAAGCTGCTTAACCGCCTGTCTGTTTCAAAGATTCGCAAGAATCCGGTCGGGCGAGCCGTGCTTCGCTTGCAGGGTGGAATCAAGCAGAACATGCTTTCGCTTTCTGGGTTTCATCAAGTCCAGGAAGGGCTTCATGCCTTGGGCCATCGCGTCAACCCAACCAACTTGGAGCCGGTTGATTTTTCGGAGCCGGTCACAAAAGCCCTATCCGAACATGGCTTGCAACTGGCCGACTACAACGCTCTGGCTGATTTCGGTGAGGGCTTGGCAGGCGGCGGACTGTCCACGAAGTTGCCTGTCGTTGGCCCTCGACTCCACGCCTATAACGAATGGTTGTTTCAGGATTACATCCCGCGCTTGAAGCTCAAAATGGCTAAGGTGACGCTGGATCGCAACCGCCAGCACTACCCAAACATGAGCGAAGATCAGTTGTTGGAGTTGTCCGCCGGTCAGGCTAACTCCGCCTTTGGCGAACTGCCTTACAAGTATTGGGGCAGAAATCCAACCCTGCAAGATTTTTGGAGGACTGTTTTGCTTGCGCCGGACTTTCTTGAATCTCGCGCCCGGTTTGTTGGTGGAGCGTTGCGAAAAGGTCAAGGGCATGAACAGCTTATGGCGTTGGGGTTGCTGGCCGTCACCCAGTACATGACCGCCCGCATCGTGAATCAGATATTGGACAAAGACCCGCACTGGGAAATGAAGAACGCCTTCAAAATCATTGTGGGCGGCCATTCGTATGGGCTTAGGTCAATACCGGGCGACATTCTGCATTTGGTATCTGACCCTAGAGGGTTTGTCTTTAACCGCATTGCGCCAGTAACACGAGTTGCTTTTGAGGCTATCACAGGCCGCGACGACAGGGGGGTAAAGCGGGATTTCATGGGGCAAGTAAAGGACGCCTTGCAAATGCCAGTCCCGCTGCCTCTAAAATCCAAGCGCGGACAAAGCTGGTGGGAGCAATTCATGAACTCTTTTGGCGTTCAAGAGCAGCGTTATGATGCCGTCCAAAACATTGACCAAAAGATTGCCGACTGGAAAAAGTCCAACGGCATCACCTCGCCCGTTGACATTGTTTACGACGCTGAAAAAGATAAATTCGCTGCGCTTCGGGCCTATCTTGAAAACGGTGACAGGGCTGGTGCGCAGAAAGAATATGACCGGCTGAAAACTCAGATTCCTCCGCAGCAGATTGCCAAGCATTTTAAGCAGTCCTTGGAGCGTCCGCTAACTGGGTCAAAGGCAAATGACGCCAAGTTTTACCAGTCGCTAGATGAGGCTGGTAAAGATGAGTTTAAACAGGCTAAGGCATTGAAAGATGCCCGCTATCACATGGTTCTTGAACTCAACTCCAATGGAACGCCTTTCGATGCTTTTTCGGTCAAGCCCTGAAAATAAAATGAAAACCGATCTCTACAATGGCCGCGAGTTGCAACATTGCCCAGCCTGTGACGCCCTGCCGGATGTCTGCGAACTCACGAAGTCCATCCTGATAATCTGCTCGCACAAAGGCTGCCGTCAAATCCACGCAGCGGACAAGGACAACGCGATTCGCATGTGGAATGAGCCAATGAACCATCGAACCAATTTCCCATGCCGGAAGAATTTACCGACGACGAAATAGAGGAAGAAGCCAACCCGTTTAGTGAGTCGGACGACGACGAGCAGGCGGGCGATAGCGACGACTTAGACTAACTGGCACCCTCTGCTAAACCTATGGACTGAAAGAATAATTCTTTCAGTCCTTTTCGCTTCAATTTTTGACTTCCCCTACTATCGGGGAAGTCAATCTACAAAGACTGTAAAAATTCCACCCCTTTACAGTTTTCCGTTTCGGTGGTAGTTGTCCTTCATAGTAGTTCGTTCCTTGCCATTTTAATCAAGTTGTTCGGGTTTGCCGAATGAAGGCGGGTGCATAGCCTGCCGACAATGTAGTCAGCGAGGGGGTCATTGTCCCTCAAAGCAACTTCGCGGGTTCTCCTTGCGGGAAAAGCCTCTCCGGGCTGGTCGCATCAAAACGGCAAAGAACAATCGCGCAAACAACAAACCACCAAACAACAACTGATTTATGGCTAGTCAATATCTTAACGGAAACCAGTTTACGCAGCTTCTGGTTGACCAGACGCCCGTTTACGACAAGATGATTTTGGAGGATATTCGGCCCGAAGATGGCTGGATTCTCCACGTCGAAACCGGCACTTTCCCCGCTTTCTCCGGCGTTCAGCATACGCTCGACCGCTTCAACCATGTGTGGCCCGACGTGACGAAGGCTTGGACGCCTACGCAGGCCGGTAACTGTCTCGGTACTCCCTGTACCAAGACGGAAAACTACATCACCTGGGGCAGCACCCGGTTGACCTACTTCTTGGAGGAGCAGTCTTGGGCGACTCCCTTGCTGTGCTTCGACCAAGAAATGCACGTCACCGCCGCTAAGGAACAGTTCCGCCAGATCATCACGGACATCCTGAAACCGGCGACCTCGGCCATCAATTCCAACTTCCTCCGCAAGCGCGTGGCACAGTTCGCCAACAACAAGTGGGTAGCGAACCTCTATTTCGGCACGAACAACAACGCCGGTTCGGGCTACGTTGGCACGTTCCAGTATCAGTGGTTGCAGACCACCAACAGCGACGGCACGACCTCCGAGGCGTTCATTGACACCAACACGAACCCCGCGAACGTGTTCATGCTCACGCCCCAGATGTTGCAACGCCGGGTGCAACCGCTCATGCAGATTGGCTACTTCGGCAAGCAGCCGTTCAAGGACATGCCTCCGCTCATCGAATTGGTGACGGACTTGGAAACCCTTTGGAGCCTCGACCATTTGGGCGGCTCGCAGGGCGTCGGCGGAGGCAACCCGTCTGTGGCCGGTAACTGGCGTTTCGAGCAGTGGGATTCCGCCAGCAAATACTGGAAGTACAACTTCTCCGGCCAAATCGGCAACTTCGCCGTGCGCGTTGACCCGTTCAATCTCCGGTTCAACTATGTCGGCACCGTGACCGGCAACTTCCCGTGGGGTACGACCAGCTACCGCTACAACGTCGTGCTGCCTTACGTCAATCAGGTCAGTTCCGGCGCGGGCGGCGCGAGCGGCACCAAAGACACCGTGAATCAGTACTACGCGACCGCGCAGTATCGCTTCACCTACATCTGGCACCGCAAGGCTCTGCAATGCCTCGTGTCCGATGCGTCTCCGGTCAATCCCGAAATGCCCTATTCCAGCCGTAACTTCGGTGGCAAGTGGCAGTTCGTGATGGACAATCTCGGCGTGGACACCAACGGCATCGCCATTGAGAACAAACGCCGCAACAAGGGCCAGTTCATCAGCGACTTCAAGATGGCCATTCGTCCGCAGTACACGGAGTTCTCGGAACTGATTTTCCACAAGTCGGCTCCGGCGGTCATCACCGAAATTGCGACCGGCGTCACGGATACGAACTACCCGTACCCGACGCAGACCTATTCGAGCAATCCCTCGACCTGCGCTGGCCCGACCACCAACACGCTGACTTTCACCCCTGTGAAAGTCACGAACGGTTACAGTCCGCTCAACGGCTCGTACTACATCCCGGCCAACAGCATCACCTGCAATGACGACCCGGTTGAGCACAATACGGTGGGCGACCCGACCAACCTGCTCACCACGCTGTCGCTGCTCGTGGCCGCGCTGAACGCGGAAGTCGGTTCGCTCGGTGTCTGGGCGGTAAGCGGTTCGCAAATCACGCTGACCGGCACCTGCTACGATGTCGAAATTCCTTGGGGTAGCAACGCCTAAGCAGTAGTCTTGGGGCGGGCTGGGTAACACCGGCCCGCCCTTAAACCATATCTATATGCCTGACTACATGGACACGCCGGATGATTCTCCGGCCACTGGCGAAAAGCCGAAGATGGATTCGAAGCCGCAGGAGGAGATGGACGAAAGCACCGCCATGCTTCCAAAATCCCTGTTCGGCTCGGATAAACTTGAACCCGACTCCGAAGTCACCCTGAAAGTCGTTGCCATCCACGGCGACGAGGTTGAAGTCTGCGCCTGCAAGCCCGACGAGGGCGAGAAAGAAGGCGGGGCGATGGGTGGCGCGATGGAGTCCATTGACAGCATGGCGGGCGACGGAGAATAATGAACAATGCCCACCACCGCCCAATCGCTCATTACGGGCGTTGCGAATCACAACAGCGCAGCCGCCCCTCGGCCCGCGCAGTTGCTTCGCATCGCGTTGCTTCAATCCATCGCCAATACCCTCGCTCCTTCTGTGGCTACTGACCCGCAATCCCTTTTAAGCTCCGCCAACGTCGCTGGATACAACGGCGTTGGTTATTGCTCAATGGCCGACCTGATTGAATTGGCGTTGCTGCAAATCATCGCCAATAACATTGGCTCCGGCGGCAGCAGCGGTGTCTCCTCCGGCGCGGGTGCGCCCACAAACGGCGTGACGACCGGCACATTCTATTACAACTCAACCGACCAATCTTTTTGGGCATCTTCAAACAACGGAACAACTTGGCAGGAACTTTTGGCATGAAATTTCTCTTTACCATCATCGTAACTTTGGCGATTGGTCTTTCCGCTTTCGCGGGCGCGAATCCCGTCCAGCAATCCGACTGGACGACCAACACGGCGGCGAACCTGCCAAGGGCTTCAATCGTTTTAACGAACGGCGCAAGTCCGATTAAATCCGGCTCCGGCCCAAGTTCTCCCGGAGCCATTTACTTGTGGGACACCAACAATATTGGGTTTGACCAGATTCAACCGGATACCAATGGGAGGCTGAACGCAAATAGTGGATGGTCTGGTTCGTTTTATGGCAACGGCGGCGGTTTGACCAATGTGCAAGGGACTTTAAACCCGCTCGTGGTTTCCTTTAGCACGTCCAACAACATTGGAGACCAGAAAGCCATTCAGGATTTGAGCGGCTATTTTGCCTACCTGAACAAGCAAGGTATCGCTTCCAATTTGGTCGATGCCTTGGCGCTTCGCCAGCGGTGGCATCCGGACGTGAGCCTGACCTCGGTGAAAGGCAATTCGTTTACTTGGCCGAATCCAAGCTACGAGCCGGGCGGTTATGCGCAGATCAACGCCGGCAGCACCATCACCTATCAGTTGCCAATGCTCTTGAGCAACTTCACGATGGTCATTACCTATCATCGGCCGGCGGGTGGAACACACAACAAGTCGGGCACGTTGTTTCGCTTTGCGGATACGAATACCTATTCGTCGTTCTACGTTTCCGAGGTCAACGGCCAGCATTGGTGCATGGAGAACAACGGCACAAATTTCTATCCGCCCTTCAATTATACGCTGGCATACAACGGGACCAATTACGGCACGAACACCTTTTACCCTCCGTGGATTGAGGGTTACGCCAACCTTGGTGCCGAAAATGGTCGCGAGAACCCGCGCATGTGCGAGCGCCGAGCCATCACGCTGGTTCACATGGCCAATGGCACCGAATTTTCCTACCAGGACGGCCTGACTAACGGGTACAGCTATTTCGGCACCTGGGGAAGCAACTTTAAATATCAGTCGCCTACGGTGTCGCCGGTGCCATTTAACACGCTGACCATTGGTCAAGAGGTCACGAACACGGTGCAGCGGATGAATTATTTTTCGCCCTACGACGACTACACCAATTTCGCCGTGAGTAGCATACAAATTTACAATTCCACCAATCTGAATCAGATTTGGGCGGAAACGGAAGCGAGCTGGTTCTTCGAGGATGAGGACTATTACGACCAGTTTGTGGGCGACTCCCGCCAGCAGCCGATTATCTCGCCAACCACCAACAGCTACCCGTTCTTTTATGAATACGACCGGTCAGGCGGGACGTATTGGGGGTATGCCAATTATTCTCAGGGCGGTACTACTGCAAACCAGTTTATGACCTCTTGGGCGGCGGTGGGTGGCATCGGAACCATTACCAATCTGCCACCGGAGAAAATCAAGAAGATTGATTTGTGGTATCGGTTTGGCGACAACGATATTCGCAATGGCAATTCGGTTGCCACCGCCTACAATTCGATCTCCAACGGCGTGGCCCAGGTGCTCGGAACCGCCAGGCCGGTGACGGTCCATTTCATGGATGGGTGGCAGTTCAGCACGAACGTGGCGAGTTACAGCCCGTCCAGCGAAACGAATTTGCTGTCACTTAACAACATGATAGCGACCAATCAGCCCCCGCTGCCGGTTCAGTTTCACCAGCTATACCCCTATATCACGCAAAATCTATTGAATACCAACATGGGGTTCAGTGTTGATGGTATTCACTTCAACTCGACAAACACGTCGGTTTACAAAGCGATTGCGAATTGGATGCTGACGGGGGTGTGGAATCAAAACGCATTGCCGCCAACGGACATCGCAGGAGCAGCAATTACCGGAACCGTGTTCACCGGCAACGGCTCGGGGCTGACGAATTTGGCGGCTGCCCCCGCGTCCATCATCCAATCGTGGCCGGTCGGAGTGACTAACAGCACGGTTGAAACCACCGTATTTTCCACGACCGTTAATGGCGGTGTGTTTGGCACAAATGGCGCATTTGAGGTTTATTTGGAAGGTGAAGGTGCAGGCATCACCAATTGCACATTCCACATATATCTTGGGGGGACGGTTATCAACGCTTCAACCTTTGTGGGGTCAGCCTTTGCGTCCTACAACTTGCAACGGTTTTTTGGTGTCAACAATGGCACGAACATATTCAGCGCGGCGCAGGGGAGTGGCACGTCGTTTGGCACTAGCGGCGCAGCTTTAACCCGCGCCTATTTTAACACGGCGACTAATTTTGTTTTGTCACTGACCATGCAGAACACGGGATTAACGCAAACCAACAACGTCAATTTGGTGCGCGTGCGGCTTAACTAACCCATCACCGGCCCGTAACTGATTTTAAACATGAACAATCTATGTCAAGGGATGAAACGAGACTGGCTTTGCTCGAACAAGACACCGAAAACCTTCACCAGCTTATGAGCGAAATGTCTATTAAACAAAACGCTTTGGAGGAGCGGCAGCGAAAAATTGACAACCGCATGGCGATGTTCATTGGCGGCACCCTTGTCCTTCAATTCGTCGTTGGCATCCTCGTTGTTTGGCTCCACAAGGGAAATTGACAATCCCGGTGGATTGTGGCAGGGTTGGGGTGTCTACACATTAAAATTATGAACCAAGACCAAACTATCTCTCTCATTACCAAACTGATTGTCGCCGCCTCGGCGGGCATCTTCGCCAAGTACGGCATCGGGGCCGACGACGGCGTTCACATCATCACCGCGCTCGTTTCCGGCGGATTCACCATTGGCGCGGGACTGCTCGCGCATTACCTTCACGGCAACAACCCGGCCACCAAATCGGCGGCGAACACCCCCACGAGCACCACGGTTAGCGTTATTCTGGCCTTTGCGATGCTCTCTTTGGCGGTCGGATGCGCCAGCAACCCGCCCACGGTCGTTTACAAGACCATTGGCACCACCGACGCCGCCGTGACCGCCGCCGTGAAGGCTTGGGATGTTTACGTCTCGCAAAACACCGTGCCAGTCAGCCAGCAAATCGCCGTCAAGAACGCCTTTTTGAAGGTACAAGCCTCTGAGAAGCTCGTTCTGGACGGAGACGCCATTTATGCCGCCTACGGCACCACCAACGCGCCTGCGGGCATCCTGAGCACGCTGGCTAGCGACCAAGCGGCGTTTACGGACTCGCTTAACGACCTCACCGCCCTTTTGGCGCAATTCAACATCAAACTCTAACCAAGGAATACCATGTCTCCCGCCCTGCTACTGACTATCATTCAAGCCGCGATTACCGAAACTCCGGCCCTGATCTCGACCCTCGAAAAGCTCTTTGCCACCGGCAACGTGACCGTCGAGGGCATTGAAGCCCTGAAAGCCTCCATCGCTGCCGAATCTTTCGCCACGCTGGCCCCCAACAGCGAGGCGCAGATTGAATCTGCCGCATCGTCCCCCGCCGCCCCGTAAATCGTCCGCCTACCAACTAAAAAGGCCACCCGGTCAATCTGGGTGGCCTTTGTATTTTAAATCCGTGGCGAGAATCGAACGAACCGGCCCGCAATAACCCGGCTCTCCGTCAGCCCGGCACCGATTGCGCGGCCCTCACAGGTCGCGCACATGACCGCATCCGGCGGCGGGCTGTCCATGAGCTTGGAACCCCTGCGCTGCTCCAAGAACCCCATCCCGCCACACCAGTAATGAATTGACGTGTGCGAGAACTCTCCATTCCGAATATGGATGCTTCCAGAGCGAACCCGGTGAACGTAGGCACCCGGCTTAGCTTGGAAGAACGGCAAGGAGGCTTTGAGGTTAATTTCAAAGCCGTGAGGGTGACGATAGCCGTTTAGGTTTGATTTCTTTGGAAGGCATGGAGTTTTCATGCCAGCCTCCAAACAATCGCGTTTCTCCCGCTCGCGGTTTTGACGCGGCGACCAGAATCCACGATCAAGCCCTTGCGGACGAGTTCGGCGCGGCGGGAACGGATGCCGGATTCGGATTGGGGTGGAACCCTCGGATAAAGCTGACGATATTGCTCTTGAAGGCTCTGGTCGTCCATCGGCCTGCCGCGAGACACGAAAGCCCGCATGACGTAGTGCTGCTTTTCTCCAACCTCTACAACCGCTTCCGCAGCCTCGCGGCTCGTCTCAGGGTCGGTGTTTCTCGCGTGTGCTTTGATTGGTTTCATAATTTGAATCCCCCGCGCCTTGTTTTCTCGGTTGTTCAGGCCGATGGCCCCGACAAGGGCAGACGCGGGGAAATGGGTTAATGCTTCTGCTTTTTGCCGTACCAGTACGCCCAAAGATAGGCCGAAGCAAACAGGATGCCGCCAAGGGCCATAAAACGCTCCTCGGTGGCTTCCGGGAGGTTATCGGGGCCAAGCCCGCGCTTGGGATCTGCGCCAAGGGCCGTGTCTCCGGCCGACAAGTGGGGCGCGTTGGGTGGCAGCGAATCCGCCGGGGGCCGGAATGTCGGCTGGCTGTGGCATTTGGCGGCGAGCAGAATCAGGGCGACCACGGCGCAGAAAATCATCCCGTTGCGACCGGCGCGGTGGCGAGTGGCGCAGTCCTCGGAACGGTCGGGACTCAGGATGTCTTGGCCAATGGCGCGGGCGATAAACATGGTGACGGAGATAAGTGTTTTCATGGGTGGCATAGGTGGTTTTCCGTACTTTGAACTATTTTACAGATTTGTCAAGTATCAAACTCGTAAATTTCGACAATGGTCTTTTCCGACTCGCCTTGCTGGCACTTTCTTTGAGTGGTTTGGATGCTGACTTTTTCCGGCTCGTCTCCCGAAATAAGGCGCGTATATCGGAGACAGTCAAGCAGGTACTTCTCGCAAATATTGTCCGGGTCGAGGAGGCGTTTTCGGACAGAGACAAAGCGGATAAAAATTCTTCCTGCTGGGCCTTTTTGATTTTTAACCGTTTCCAGTGGTGCGCTGACAGCAGGGCGTTCCACGATGGCAACCGGCCCGGCACTATCAGCGTCAATGACGCGCTGGATGAATCGTTCGTTGGCATTTGGGTATCGTTTAAGGATTTGCTCGCGGGTCGCCATATTTGGTTTTCAGTTCGGTAAACCTGTTGTAAGCCTTTATTTTTTGCTCAGGATTAACCATCCTCGACAACATCTCCGCACACTCCCGCCATTCGTTCAGCTCGGTTTCGAGTCGGCGGGCGAAGTCAATAAGCGCGGCAATAGAATCGCTCTCAATTTCTCCGGTGAAGTTTTTGAGGACTACCCTGCCCGTCCTTGGCGTCTTGGTTTTTGGTTCAGTCATATTCTTCAGATTAATCAAGTTCGTCCATGGTAAAATCAGGTTCACTTACAAGCCCATCGCATACCCCGCCCGCCAAAACGCCGTCGCAGGGCTTGGGGTGCGGGTGTTCGCAATGGCAATAACAAGCCATAGAATCAACGAACTTTTGATATTCCTGCTCGTTAAAAACCTGCTCGGATGCGACGGGCTTGGTTGTTGGTTGGGTCATAAAGTTATTTGTTCCTGTAAAATTTCGTCCGCAACTTATACCACTCGTTGCCCCATTTTTTGCAGCGGAGCCATTGTTTTTTAGAGTTGCGGCCACGGTGCATGGCGATAAGGTTATTACGCTTCGCTTGGGCCATTTTGCGGGCGGTGTGGGGGTTTCTCATGGCTGTTTCCATTCAATCTTCATCGCCAGCTTCATCACGGCGAGGGCGAGGGTTGGGGCTTGCGTTGCATAGCTTTGCTCTGTATCAAAAACCAGCGGCCTTTTAACGCCCCACTTGTCTCCGGGCAACCTTGTTGGGTAAACATAAAGACCGCCGGTTTTTTCAGCGCACTTTTCAAAAAGTTTCGCATGGGCGGCGGGTTGGGTGTAGTCGGGATGTTCGTCCACGCTAAAACCGCATCCATTTGCGCGTGTGTCGTGTGTTTGCTCGAAAGTGATGTTTTCACCAGGGACAAATTCGCGGCAATTCGGGCACCACCAGCTACGATTTCCGTGCTTGTTTCCAAACACATTATCCGCAATCCACTCGTTCAATTCGGTGATTTCTTGGGGTGTCATAAATTTATTTCTCCGGCAGCCCGTCTATGCGTTGGGCGGAGGTGAGATTCAACATGTAAACTCCAAACTCGTCGCTGTTGTAACCCTCGTCGGCGTTGAAGTTGAACCAATGGCGGTCTGACAATTCGACTAACTGCTCTTTGGTCAACTTCGCTTCCGCGAGGCTGATTAGGTAGGGGATTTCGGTTTCGAGGACTTCTTTCTGAGCAAATCCACCATTGCAAGTCAACATGAGCCTGTCGTTATGGATGTCATGAATTAGTTCAACAACCTCCGGCAAAAGCCTTTGGAGCTTTCCGATTTGGGCGGGTGAGAGCGGGGTGGTCATAAATTAAGATGGCAGTTAGTAACTTCCTGCCATGTGTTTAGTTGAAAAACCAAGTAAAGGTTTCCTTAATTATGGCCGCATTTACGTCATGGCAAATAAGCCATTTGACCCATGTTATCGGCCAGAAAATCCAGTCCAAAACAGACCAGAAAATTGAGCCGTGAATGTGATAGCCAATCATTGCAGTGCAGCAAGCTATTAGCATGTATAATATACGCATATTTCAGTTTGTTCATCCCGGCGGAATTGCCGGAAATTCATTCCTCCCATTTGCCGGTCCAGCGGAGCAGCGCGTCGGCGAGTTGTTCGGGGGTCGAATTAAATAATATCCACTGTTCAAAATAACTACCATCACCTTGATACTCGTAAGCCCCGTCAACATCATCGTATTTTTTTGCAGCCTCGATTCCAAGTGTATCGAAAAACGAATGGCATGTATCTTTGCTAATCTTCTTCTTGATTAACGGCAGAATGGCGTCGTAGCTGGTGAGGTAGTTTTCTGGAAAATTGTCCCAACATTCATCACCATCAACATGGCTCCACTTGTCCGGCACGGCTACAAGTCCGTCGTCAAGTTGCTTGTCGTGGGATGGAATAAATGTCCACCCATCCAACTCCGCCAACGCTTTGATTTTCTGTTCAGTGGTCATTTGGTGCCTTTTTGTTTGTTTGGTACGAAATTAATGCGGACAGTTGCGCCGTGCTTCATCGCGGTTTTAACCATGTCGCTGATGGTGCATTTCTTTAAATCAGCCATACAAACTTGCATGTCGTTTAGCAGATCATTCATGACAATACGACGGCCAAGCTCGGTGTACCAACGCCCTTTTACGAAGTATTTCACTCCCCACCTCCAGCTTTCAGGGCTTCGGTGAGGGTTGAGATGCGGACGGCAATGTCCGGTGGATAAACACCATTGAACTTACTTAACTCATCCCGCCGCGCTTTGATGAGCGCGAGGGCGAGGAGTTTTGATGGCTTCTGGTAAGTTGAATAGCCGGCTATAATAGCATTAGCTACCTCAAACAATTCTTCTTCCGTCATCCCCGCCAGTTCGGCGAGGTCTTTAAGGGTAGGTTGGTTCATAGTTTGTTCTCCTTACTCGCGGCGATGGCGGAACGGATGGCTTGGCAAAGTCCGCCTTGTTCTGGTTCGTAAGCTGGCGCAGAAAACAACCAAACGTGCATAGGGTGTTCGTCCTCGTTGGCGCGAGCCTCACCCATTGTTCCAATAATGTTTGCTTCCAACCAATCCAACAACTCCGAATCCTCCTTCGCCTTGGCGAGTTCGGCTTTGACGGCGGCGAGTTCGGCACGAAGGGTGGCGGTGGATTCAGCCATTGCGCTTTTCAGGAAGGGGATCAGGGATTCAAAGTTCCACCCCTTGTACTCCTCCAAATGGTCTGTAATCAGATACGCAAAACGCTCTGCGACTTCGCTTTCATTAAACGAATGACGGTTAAATTGCGCCCCTACTTCCGCGCTGGCGGGTTCGGGGCTGGTCAATGGGATTGTGTTAGGGTTCATGTTGGCATCGCCTCCTTTCTGTAAATTGTCGCTCATATTTTAATCTTCCAAATCACGTTGTTCGTCGCCGCGTTCGGCGTCTTTGCGGAGTTCTTCGTCGAGGTCAACCGGCTCCGGCTCGCGGAGCCAGTCTTGTTCAGCTTGGTGCCAAGTGCTCATTTGGGTTTCTTGGGTACGCAGCTACGACGCCAAGGATTGCTTGTAGCCGTGTGCTTGTTTGGGTCTCGCCATTTGGTGATGTTGCGTACATCAATCCCCGGCGCGTGGCCGACTTCGGGTAGTTTGAATTTAGACATATCAGAAAGGAATGTCAGAGCCGTCGTCAGTCGCGGCAGGTGGCGATTGGCGGGCCTTTTGGGTGGCACCCTGCCCGCTAGGCTCCAACTTCTTGGCGTTGCCCAAGATTGCGCCTTTGACGCCCGCTTGGCGGTCTTCCTTGGACACGTCTTGAACCACCATAAAGTGATTTCCGTACTCGTCCACGCCGTTCTTGTTCTCCAAAAGCGTGATGTCGAGGTAAGTGCCTTGCTTGCCGACAAACATCTTGGACTTGTCAATTTTGGACACGTTGATTTTACATTTGATAATCATGGCGCAATGTCTCCGGTCTTTTCGGAGTAGTTTTCGGGGTTGATGGTGTAGGATTTTTGGGCGAACCGAGGCGGCGGGCCTCCGTTCTTTTCCACAATCTTGGCAAATTCAGTGTCGAGCTTCGACATAAATTTGGCGATGGACTCGGAAAAATTGGCCTGCCAAGCCTCGTCGCGCTCGACGACGAGGTGAATAGGCGGAAAGCCGTCCAGATAGCAGGCGAGGGGGTAGGACAGGAAATGCCACGACTCGCAGCCGGTCATCCACATGCTGCCTTGCACCTGCGCCAAGTGCTCCTTGGGTAGTCCGCCATCCATAAGCCACTTGATATGGGTGGTCAGGGCCGGACACTTGATTTCGATTCCGGTTACGTTGGCGGTCGGCTTAAAGCAGGCGGGCAGCTTGGTTGGCTGGTCGAGCTTTAAGCCATCCCAGCCAATCAGACCGTCGGGCGATGCGCCTACCGTGCCGTCGTCGTTGGAGATAAACCCAACGTGTTGGATTTCCAGACCGTATTCGAGCGAGGCGAAAGCAGCGGCCTTTTCTTCTACAATGACTCCGTTATTGACCTCAACCGTGAAGAAGTTGCTCGGTTTTTTCCGGCCTGTCCAACGCTCGAAAATTTTCTCGGCAATGTACGTCCGGGGCATTTCGCCAGTCCGCAGCTTGCCGGAAAGGTCAACGATGTCGCCAAACTCGCTCGCCGTGACGCAGCCCGTCCGGGCTTGAATCCATTGCTCGGTTGGGTCGCCACCGTTTTTCTGCTGATAGTGGGCGTGGACAATCATTTTCCAGCCTTTTCCTTGCGCTTCAAAATGGCATCCAGCGAGCCAAATTTGGCGGCGGGGATGTCTTTGAAGCAGGTGGCTCCGGCGAATTGCAGGAACGCGGCTTTGTCGCTGTTGGTCAGGGCAACGCGATGCTCCAACTCGTTCGCCTGCTCGGCGGTGATTTTCACATTCTGCTCACCGAGATTCCTGGCGTCGTCCTCCTCACGGATGCGGGATTTGATGCCAAACATCTTGATGACTAGATGCCGCCATGCGCTCGTTGTGGCCCCCGTATCGGCGGCTGTTGCGTCTTTCATGCGGTTGGTGCCTCCGGCCCGCACGGAGTATTCCCGCGTCTCCTCGTGGCCCTCCTCGTGAACCAAGGTAATGATGGCAACCAGCTTCTCCCCCTCGTCACGCTGGCCAAAAAGCATGGCGAACCCGTGCTTGAATAGAACCGGCTCCAACTTGGAGGAAAGCTCCTTTTCGGAACAATAGGTGTAGGCGACTGAGTCGCCGTTCATTGCAGCCTTGTCGGCGTAGAAGTCCATGCTGGCGATTTCTTTCCGCAGCTTGAAAAAAGCGCGGTTAAACCGGGCCTTGGCCTCAAGGGCCAACTCCTCCCGGCGCATGGCTACTAGTTCTTTGACCACGGCGACGTTTTCCGAGGTCACGCCGCCGCGAACGGCGGCTTCGAGGATGTTGAGCGAGGTCAGGGCCGGGACGTGTTCAACCGTGCCGGGTTCAATTTTTTGGAGTTCGTTCATTATTGATTGGGTTTGATGGTGTTTCTCAGTTGATAAAAATGGATGTCGGGCGTTTCCGACAATTTGCGTTCGGATGCGTTTTTCGGCTGACGGCTGGCGGTTTCTTCGTAGTAATCCAGCAGTAGGGCGACCAGTTCTTTTTCCTCGTCGCTCATTATTCCTTGGATTTCGGCGCGATAATGCCCAAGCC